ACATTGTTCCAATATGTCTTAACAATATCTAATGGTAGTTTTCTATCTCTTTGATTATTTCTTTCTATTGCAGTATCTAGTGAAGTATTAACAAAAATCATATAAGTATCATAACCCATTTGTTGTAACAATCTTTTTTGTTTTTCTATTTTACCATATTCTGCACCAGTACCATCTATAATCATACCAAGTCTACCAGCAACAAAATTCTTTTGCATTTTAGATGTAACTTCTTTTGCTCTTTTTCTTATGACATCTCTTTCAAGAGATTTCTCTGGACTCATATCCCTAAAGTCTAAATCAAAGTCTGCATCTTTTAGTAATTTTTCAAATGCATTATCAGAGTTTACAACTTTCAGACCGAGCCCACCAGTGGTCTTTCTTACTACAAAAGATTTACCACTACCAGGCCCGCCTGCTAGAAAAAATGCTTTGAATATATTAGGGTCATATACACCCTCTTGTAATTGGTCAAATGTCTTCACGCTGTTCTTCTTCCTAAAAACTTTCTCGTTCTTGCGAGGTAGAGTTTACTTACCTCCGTTGTTAAGTCATTCACTTCATTATTTAGGTATCGTTCTTGTTTCTGAAAATTTAGTGTTCTTAACTTACGAGTTTGTTTATTAGTCATTTTACTTCCTTTAAATTAACCTCTTAGGGTTGGGTGGTAGATTGTTTGAGTAAGGTTTAGTTACACTATCTTTAATAACTGTCGCTTGTATTGTATGTTTTTTTGGATTACTAAAATCAAAAGTGTGTCTTAACCTTGTAATAACATATCTACCAGTTAATCTTTCATCATATAATTCTTCATCTTCATTGTCAACATCAGTTTTTGCTTTATATACATTCAATCTTATTACATCTGAAGCTTGTATTGATAAATTACCTACCATATCAATAGTCATACCCATTCTATCTAAAAACGCCATCTTATGATTTCTAGTTAATAAATGGTCACTTATTGAAGATTCTTCAAATGGATATATTGTATTGGGATAAGGATTAATATTGTGAACTGAACCTTTAGGAGTATTAAATCCAGATGTGGATTGTAAAGTTAAATATGAATCGTGAAAATCTTCTACTGTTTTTCCATCTTCATCAACAGAACTTGATATCGGAAATACTGGATGTCCAGTTTCACCGATACTAGTTTCTATGTCATTTTTTTTGGAAAACGCATCAGAGTATCTAAACTTTAAATCGTGGTAGGTTTTATTGTATATGTCGTGTAATAACATTCTTGAAGAATACATTCCATTCATTGTGTTTAATAGTACACTATTACTTATCATACTATCGTTTTCTACTTGTCCTAATTGTCTGACAATATTTGCCTCTATTTGAGATGATTTAGATGGTTTGTTATCATAAGTATCTGATGTTCCTAAAGTAAATGTTGTTTTAGTGTTTTGTCTATTAATCATATCAAAAGAAAAAAAATGTAAACCTTTTGTAGTTTCAAAAAACACGAATGGTGAATCTTTTTTTGTCTTAGCTCTTTGTGCAATCATCTGAATTGCAGTTAAAGGTCGTAAATTAGGTACAACAATTCTTTCTAAACCAACACTATCATCAGTTAAAAATCTTTTATCACTACCTAAAAATTGTTTTTCTTTTACCAATCTACGGACTATTTCTGACATATTACCAGAGAAACTTTGTGAAATTCTAGTTCTAGAATTTTTTACATATTCTCTAGATGCAAGGGTTAAAGTTACAATTCTACCTTGTCCCTCATTCGTTTGTCTTACTGATGTTACTATTAATGGGTCTTTTGTGAAATCTAATGAAACCTCCTCAGAAGAAGGAGTGATTAATTTTAAATAACAATACTCATTACCGACAATACCATTTTGTAAAACTAAATCATTTGTGTCTGAGAAAGTTATATTTGCAGTTAAAAAACCTCGCATTATATCTTCATATACACTTATAACACTTAACACACCATCAAGGTCTACATCAGTTCCGTGATGTGTTTTTAAAACACATTCTTCAACTTCAAATGAACCACTATAATTATAATTGTCTTGTGCCATTATGCATCACTTTGTAATAAATTTCTTAATTCTTTCCTAATTTGATTAACAAATTCTTTTCTAACTAATCTTATTTTACTATATTCGGTTTGTAAATTTTCTTCATACTCTCTATTTGTTACTGCACTCACAGTATCACCACTATGTCCAGTAGAATCTAAACCTATATTTATTTTCACAGTTGTATCACCAGACTTTTGACTTATTTCAAAATGATGTGTTGCAAGTGGATTTGTATATTTTTCACTTAGATATTCTTCAAATGCCCTAACACTCATAGGCCATTGATGATACCTATCAACTATATTATTTGCATACAATACTAACCAATGCAATTCTGCACTACCATAAAAATCAAATGCAACATCTTCTGGTTTTTCGCCTGGTTTGACTTGATAAAAATCATATAGTAAAATATTGTCTTTTACTAAATCATTAATTTTAACTCTTCTTAATAAGTGTGTAAACAGTTTTGGATTACCATCACCAACTACATCATATGTTAATGTTTCAAAGTTCTGAAAGTATGCCATTAGAATCCTCTCGCTAATACATTATTCTGTGTAACTATTTCTAGTTCTTTAAATTGAAGTGTCATCTCGGTTTGTACTGGTGGAGCCTTCATACCATCTGGTGCTCCTGCCTCTGCCATAGATGGGTCAAATGTTTGATATCTATCACCACCATATTTTACATTCATATTTTCCAATACACAAGTTGATATCTTATTAATGTATTCATTTTCTTTACCATCACTCATCATATATTTAATATCAAAAACATCTGGTGTAACAAATGTTCTTGATGTTGTTACATCACCAGCAATCTCTGGTAACATATGAAATTTAAATCTTCTTATGATATTATAAACTGCTTTTGCTTCTTGATAACTTTTTGGTAAAAATTTAAAATTAAATGTAAAACTTCTTTTTGCTAAACCAGAAAATATTAATTCTAATCTATTGTTAACTGCTTTACCAGACCTACCAAATAATATCGCTTTAAAACCAGGCGCCATTGCATCTATTGTTCCAATCGCAGCCTTTTCTGCTAAACCACTTTTCATAGTTGTGTTAAATGCATTACCGATTTTTTCAGCAATATCACCATCCGTCCCTACAAATTCATCTACTGCACCAGCAGCAGTTTTTGCACCAAGTCCAATATTTTCATCAGTATATTGTGGTGCATATGTAACCTCAACAGTTGGTGGCATAAACAATTTTATCAAACTTTGTAATCTAGAAGTGGGTGCTCTTGCAAATGTTTGGTTTCTAATTCTTGCACCTTGTTTTTGGATTCTTTTAACTTCTGCTGTGCCACTAATAAATGGGTTAAGACCTAACTCTTGTGCGGCTCTACTTGAATTTCCATCTGATAGTGTAGATTGTGCTTTTTGTGATAATGCTGGAACTAAAGTAAAAACAGAACCATCTCTACTTACAACAACATCCCTTGCAACAGTAGAATTACTTATTAGTGAACTAATACCAACCACCTCATCAGCTGTTGCTTTAGGTAATTCACCAAATTTAATTGCACCTACATCTTGTTCTAATATCTCAAATTGAATATGATGTCCAGCTGGTGTCCTACCACCATCATTACCAGCATTTAATGGGTATTGTAAAATTTCTTGATTGAATTTACTTTGTCTAGTGTTTTGGTCAAGACTCACTCTTTGTTTAAATGGGTCTGCATTAAAATCATTTGTCAAATCCTCAGTTGAGGGTTTTCCCATTGCAATGTCTTTGTAATTTAGAACCATATAAATATTCCTATGAGTTATAGTGGTCGTTATATTCCCTCTAACACTAAAAAGTATAAAGGTAATCCTACTACTATTTATTACAGAAGTTTGTGGGAACGCAAATTTATGGTATATTGTGATAAAAATCCTAGAGTATTAGAGTGGGGGTCAGAAGAACTAATAATACCTTATCGTCTACCCACAGATGGTAAAATCCACCGATATTTCCCAGATTTCTATGTAAAAGTCAAAAGGGCAGATGGTAAACTAAGAAAAATGATTATAGAAGTCAAACCTAAGAAATATACTGTTGAACCTAAAATACCTAAAAGAAAAACCAAATCATTTGTAAAAGAAGTTTACGAGTGGGGAAAGAATACTGCAAAATGGCAAGCTGCAAGAGAATATTGTAGAGATAGAAATATGGATTTTGTAATATTGACCGAAGACCACCTCAATCCCAGTTATAAATATAATAAATGAGTATATTTGACGAAATATCAAAGTTAAGGAAAAGTGGTAAAGAACCATATCAATGGTATCGTAATCGCATAAAAGAACTTGGTACACCATCTCAAGCACAACTCATAAGAGATGGAAAGATAACTGGTAGGGTCAATTTTGGTGCGTTGAATATGTTTATATATGACCCTAAATTGAAAAACAAATTACCATATTATGATACATTTCCATTGGTATTACCAATAGAAAGATATAGAGATGGATTTTTAGGAATAAATTTTCATTACTTACCATATGCACTTAGAGCTAGATTATTAAGTCGTTTAGACCCAAATGCAAATTATAGTGCGTTGAAAAATGTAAGACTTGTAAAACCAACTTTGAAAAGATATTTAAACAGTAATGTTAGAAGTAGATTTAGAAAATTAGAAGAAGAAGATTTTATGACTGCAATTATGTTACCAGTACAAAGATTTAGAAAATCATCTGCAAGTAAAGTGTGGTCAGATAGTAGGAAAGTAATCTAATGGTATTTTCATTAAGAGATTTTAGAAGTTCTTTATATGGTAGAGAACAAGCACAACAAAATAGATTTGAGATATTTTTAAAGTGTAAATTATTTACTGGTGAAAGTAATCGTTATGTCAGTTTAAGAGCAGAAAATTTACAGTTTCCAGGCAGGACAATTCGTTCTGCACCAGACGATAATATATACGGCCCACCAAGAGAACTACCTCAAGGTGTTGGTCAATATGCAACATTACAAGCAACATTTTTATGTAATGCAGATATGTCTGAAAAAAGATTCTTTGAGATGTGGATGAAAAACATCTACAATCCAATAAACCATAATTTAAATTATTATAATAATTACATTGGTGAACTAGATATTTTTCAAATGGGTAAAGGTAGTAATACAGTTATACCATTTAATTTTTTTGCATTTACTGGTGCGAAAGAAGAAAAGACAAGTTATGGTGTTTCAGTAAAAGAAGTTTGGCCTAAATCTATTGCACCTCAAGATTTAAACCAAGCATCTACTGAATTACAGAGAGTGACTGTTGAACTCGCATATAGAGAGTGGCATACTATCAAAGAAGAAGGTGTTGATGATAGTCTTGCAGATAAGAGTTTAAGGTTGAGAGGGTCAGATATATATATTGGGGATGATTCCAGATACAGTATCATAAGTCCTAAAGGTGTTCTTTATGATATTCTTGGTAAGTCTGGTGCATCACCGACTGCGATTGCAACTGCTGGTTCAGCCGCAGATATAATCACTGGTGGTGTTGGTAATACTATCGGTAAATTTGTTAGATAAAGGAGTACATTATGGCTTTGCCTAAATTTGAAGTGTCAACTTATGACATAAAACTACCAATTTCTCAACTAGATGTTAAGTATAGACCATACTTAGTAAAAGAGGAAAAGAATCTTATGATTGCCAACGAAACTGGTGAACAGAGAGATGTTATAAATGCAGTTAAAAATCTTATAGAAAATTGCACTAATAATACTATAAAAAGTGGTGTAATACCTATGGCAGATTTAGAATATTTATTCGTAAATATTCGTGCAAAATCATCTGGTGAAACTACTAAAGTTTCAATTAAATGTCCAGATGAAGAAAATACATATGTAACAAAAGAAATTAATCTTACTGATTTGACAGTTGATAAACCATTACCAGATAGTAATTTAGTTAGGTTAGATGATAAAATTGCAATAGAGTTTAGATATCCGTCTATTGATGATTTATCACACTTAAAAGATTTTAAAAATCCTACTATGGAAGATTTATTTAAAATTATTGTTAATTGTGTGCATAGAGTTATAGATGGTGAAAAAGTTTACGAAAAAACAGACTTTAATGAAAAAGAATCTAAAGAATTTGTTGAAAGTTTATCGTCAAACCAATTTAATAAAGTAAGAGAATTCTTTGATAATATACCAAAATTATACAAAGATGTAGAAGTTAATAATCCAAACACAAATGTTTCTTCAAAAGTTAGACTGGAGGGTTTGAATAGTTTTTTTACATAGCTCTTTCTCACGATACTCTTGAGAACCATTTTAAAACAAACTTTTCGTTTATGCAACATCATAAATACAGTTTGACAGAGTTAGAAAATATGGTGCCTTGGGAAAGAGAAATATATGTAGGATTATTAAACGAACATATAAGAGAGGAAAATGAACGACTTAAACAACAACAAAATACCTAAAACAGTTGACCCAGAGGTCGCTAAAAAGGATTTGAATGGTGATGGACACATCACTCAAAAAGAATTGGAGATGGATTTGGAATTTAAAAGAAAAGAATTAGAAGATGCAGATGCCCGTAGAGATGCAATGAGAACTATGACTTGGTTCGCATTGTTGGGTATGTTGTTTTATCCTAGTGGTATATTAATTACTGCAATGTTAGGACAAGACACAGCTGCAAAATTAATCGCCGATATTGCACCAACATATTTTGTTGCAATCTCAGCATTAGTCGCCGCATATTTTGGTGCAAATGCATATGCAGATAAGAAGAAAAAATAATGGCTGATATTACTTCAAGAGACTTTCAAGAACTTATCAAAAGACAAAAAGAAACTACTGATAGTCTACAAACTATTATTCAACAGAATGAGAGGGCAGGTACTCCTCGTGAAAGATTTTTAGATAATGCTGCTGAAATTTTAAATGATAGTAGACTCGCAGATGTTAGAGAAAGATTTGATAAAAAAGAAGGTACAACAGAAGTTGATGAAAAAGTTGAAGAGGTTAATCAAACATTAAAAAACTCACAAGTATTAACTATACAACAAATTACTTTACAAAAAAGAGAACAAGAAATTGCTGATAGATACGACCAAAGATTTATAGATGTTGAAAATGCAATAAAATCTGGTGAAGTGAGTGAAAAAAAAGGTGTTAAACAAAGAATAGAAATTGCAAAAGCACAACAAAAAGAAACTAAAGATTTAACTCAGGCACTAACTGTAAGTAAAGAAGATAAAAAAGATAAAGATAAATTGTTTGCAAAAATTGCTAAAGGTATCAAAGACCTTCCTAAAACCTTTTTAGATTTTTTTACAGCACCAGTGGGAACAACAATTAAAAGTATATTCGCAATTATAAAAAATATATTTACTGGTGGTCTTTTACTCACTGCGTTATTTTTATTACAAAAATTTATTGATAGTGATATGTGGCCTAAATTCATTGAGGGATTGAAAAAAACTATCCGTGCAACGATAAAATTAACTAAAACATTTTTTGGTTATGTTGAAGATTTGTACAAAGTATTTCAAGAAGAGGGTTTAACTGGTGTTGCAAAAAAAATATTTAAAGATGCATATGATAAGTTCGGTGGTTGGACAAAAGGTTTTCTTATTACTCTAGGTTTAGCAATCACTGCCTTTGGGGCTGCAATCATTTTTGCGATAAAAACTGCAACAAGAATGGTCGGAGGACTTGGTGGAATGATGGGTTTTGGTCGTAAAGGTGGTGGGAAAACACCAAAAACATCAGTAAAACCAGATGCTCGTGGAACATCAAAGATGGATATGGGGAAAAAACAAGAATTAAAAGGAAAAAATGTTCAAAAAATTAGAAAATTTGCTGGAAAAGCTGGTATTGTAGGTACTGCCATTACTGGTGCCTTTGCCCTTATGGATGTAAAAGACTTAATGAAAGCAAAAGAAGAAGGTGATAAAGAAGCAGAATCTATTGCAAAACAAAGTCTAACATCTACTGGTGGTGCGTTAGGAGGGGCTGCAGTAGGAGCCGCAGTTGGTTCTTTTGTTCCTATTATTGGAACAGGCATAGGTGCAATAGTTGGTGGTATACTTGGTGGTCTTGGTGGTGATATGGCAGCAGGTAAATTATTTAAAACTGATACTCAAACCAATAAAGAAATTCAAGAAAAAAATCAAAAATTACAAGCAGAAGCAGATGCAAGAATACAAAAATTAGATTTAATGCTTGAAAAAGGAACAATAACTAAAGAAGAACATATTAAAAGGTCAAATGAAATAAATAAAGAAGCTGCAGAACAAGCAAAAGAAAATAATAAAGGATTAATTCAAGAAACACAAAAAAATAGTTTGAAACAAGAAGAAAAATCAAATGAGATGATTGCATTACTAGAAGAAAATAATAAATTACTTACAGAAAATAATAATAGAACTGCATCATTTGTTAATACTGGTGGTAATACTAATATTACAACTAATCCAACTGAACAGAATATAGTTGTGGACACAAAAATTACAGATAGTTTTCATTCACAAATTTTAAGACCACAATTTGGTTAATCTTTTGGTATCTTTCTGGTACTAATTCCTCTACATATATGAACAGGCACTTTCTGACCATCTATCTCTTCATATTTTACTAATATCATTTCACTCCTCCACATCACCACTGGACTTTTATATGGTATTGCGTGTTTCCACCTAGACTTAGGTTTAGGCCAACGAGTCCATTTAAACTTCTTCATATTGTTGTTATGAAATCAATAAAAGTTAATAGTGCAGATAATATTATGACTAATAAGTAAATCCAGAACCAGTGACTTCTCATTAACTTGAGAGGTAAATCTTGTAATTTCATTCTAATGCTCCTATGGATTTCAGTGGTAAAGGTTTACCTAGATTATCACATACAAGTTCACCATCAACAGAACCAGTCATTATACCTTTTCCACCATCATTAGTGAAACGAACTGGTTTGACTTCTTTACCATTCAACATTCTTTTGCGATTCTGTACCTTTTCTTTCGCAAGTCTATTTCTATTTCTACCAACCATTTACTGTCCCATAGCTTTCCAAATAACATAAAATACTACCCATAATGAACATAGTGAACCTACACCTACCATTACCCACATAATCATTTGTTCTCTTTCTCTCTTTTTCCTCGCAATCGCTTCTCTTCTTTTCTTTCTAATGTCTGCCTGAATTCTTAATACTTCATTCCAAGCGTTAGGGCCGTGAGATAAGTTAATAAATGTTCTTAACTCTTCTTCCATCGCTTTAACTTTTTTCTGATGTGCAAATATTTCAAGTGCCTCTTCTTCTACACTCATACCTTTTGTTTTTGCACTTTTTACTTCTGTATTGATTTTTTCACACGAGGTCATCCATCTACCGATATCTCCGTACATAGATTCTACATCTCGGCCGACTTCAAAACCTTTTTTAATTGCGTTGAAGGCGGCAGTTGCCATACCAAATGCTGAAATTGGGTCTACCATTTGCCTCTCCTACTACTATTTATAAAAAATCGTGTGGATAAAAAAAAGGGTGTCACAATAAAGTAACACCCTTTAAATAAGGAGAAACAAAGGAAGTTCTTAGGCTTCTTTTGCAAGTTTCTGAAAGTAATCTAAACTATCATCACTCTCAGTAGAAGTTGTTTTGACAACATTGTCCACATAAGACTTGTCATCTCCGTCAACTTCTGTCTTAGGAAGTTCTACATCTTCGGCAGAACTTGTTGTTGATTGAGTTCCACTTAGAACATCGTCAAGACGATTTTTGAGTTCATCATAAGTCTTAAAGTTAGATGGTGCAGTAAACTCTTTTAAAGAGTATTCTGTCTTCCAAATCTTATCTAATTCGGAATCATCTTCGTTTAATTTTGATGGACTATCAAACTCTGACTTGTCGTAGTTCCAATATCCGTCAACCTTTCTGATTTTCAATTTGAAGTTTGCACCTTCCCAGAAATCAAATGGATTTACTGGAGTTTCATCTTCAAACTGAGGTTGCAAAGCTTCCATCAATTTATCATAAATCTTCTTACCATATCTGAATAAGAAAACTTTACCTTCATTTTCTGGGTGCTTTGGGTCAGACACTACATATATGTTTGAGTAGTATTGTAGTTTTCTCTTTTGTTTTCTAGCGATTTCTTTATCACTTTCAACACCAGAGTTCCACAGTTGAGAATTATATTCTGAAACTGGGTCTTTTTGATTTAATGTAGTTAGTGAGTTTTCAATGTACCACTTACCAGTTGGCCCTTGAAATGCGTGATTCCAAAGTTTTGCCCAAGGCATATCTTCACCATCTGGTGCAGGCAGAAAACGAATAACTGCATAACCATTACCAGACTTATCTAGTTCTGGTTTCCACAATCTCTCGTCTACATATGATTGTTTTTCTACTGGTGCATTTTCTGATTCAACTGCAGCCAGTATTTTGTCTAAAGAATTAGACTTTTTTAAAGTATCTAATGACATATATTTTCTCCGTATGTTATTATATGCTATTTTATCTTCACTTAATCATAATATAGTTTTATTTATACAACCACTCTACCCCACATATTTCCGTAGGTGATTGTTTTCACATTGTCATAGTCTGACCATTCTGGTATTTCAGAACCATCATCTATAACTCTGTAAAACTTTTTGTCTGGATATTTCTTAAAGTTGTTTTGGTGTTGTTCTATCCAGTTCATAGGACTTACATATTTGCAATCAGAGGTAATATAACAATCTGTATCTTTATATACATTGTTAACTTTACCTTCTCTCGGCATATCAAATCCTAACATATACACATTATCTATATCTTTATTTTCTTCTATCGCAACTCTGACAGCAGTAGGGCCTGAACTCCAACCTAAAAACTCACCATCAAAAAATGTATCTAAATCTTGAACCTTATCATTTTCATCAACCCAAGTTATCCATAAACCAGCATTACCTAGTTTTTGTCTTACATCACCTTTCGGTAATCCTTTAAACTTTGTCAATATTTCTAATATTGCATCTTTAAATCTCTCTGGGTCTATTCCGTGACAAACTAACTGTGTTTTATTACCCTTTTCGTTTTGATGAAGAAACTTATCTACTGTATCTAAACCTAAACTTTTAAGTTGTTCATTTAACTGTTCCATACTTGATTGTTCTAATCCAGTATACTGCAACATCTCAAAAAACTGTTCTGGTAATAGTTTCCATTGTCTAAAATAACATTTGTTGTCAGAACAATAACCAGATGAATACACCTCGTGCATCATAGCCCAATCTGTTGATATCAATCCGTCTGGTTGAAAATCTCTATAAAGTGCATTACACCCATAAATCTTTCCCCATTGTCTAAACTGTTTTAGGTCATATCCGTCTCTGGATTCACCATTACCAAGTACAAATACATTTTTAGGTTTACTTTTGTCCACTATAAAATCCAATAAAGATAGTTGTTGCATCACTCTGTATCAGATGGTTTCCCATCACAATCATCATTATACATAGTTTTTCTTTTGAAGGCGTGAATGTTATCAACCTCATCTATGTCTTCTAGTTCATCATCTAGGTCACCTAAATGGTCACTATCTTCTTCAATTCTGGGTTCTGTTATTGATACTGAAATGTTTTCATAACCACAACCCTTTAGAAAGTTACTAAACTTTTCCTCAAGTTGTTCTAAATCATTTTCTTCCATAACAACTTCAACTTCTACTCTCTCCTCAGAATCAAAATCATCTTTCATTTCATTTGTTTTTATAAATGTAAATCTTTGTTCCACATCTATCTCCTAAAATTTCTTCTGTTTTTAACAAAAGCCTGTTTGTTCATTTCTTTAAGTCTATCTCTAAGTCCGTCATTATCTTTTTTTAAATATGCACAGTCTGTTGTTAGACTTTTTATTTTCTTTTCCATACCTTCAAATTTAGAACGATAAAAATCTCTTTCTCTTACTAAAGATTCGTTAGATTGTTTTTGTTCCATTTTCACTCCAAGTTAAGATTAATATTGTATGTGTTGTAGTTGTTTTGATACTCTTCGTACATAATCATCTCTGACTAAATCACCCTCGTGTATAAACATATCACAAGAACAATATGCACAATTTTTTCCTTGTAATAAGAAATTTAAAACTGTATGTTTAAAGTTCTTCATATCCTCATCAAAAGGTTTTAATGGTAAAGTATCAATACCATTATTCTCTAAAATCAATATGGAATTAGTGATAAAAGAAGATTGATTCTTATGTTCTAATTTCATATGTTTAAGAAACTCAAAATATTTTTGTACATTAACATTGTATAAACTGTATAAAACCGAATAGACAGTTCCTAATTGATGGTGCAATTCATCTGACTCAAATAGGTCAGCTACATCTGACACCAGACCCTCTGGTGTTATATCATTGATTGCACCTTTATCCCATAAAAAATTCCAATCACTTCTTAACATATATTCTAATAAATCTTGTAACTTTTGTGGTTTACCATCATCTTGTATATAACTTTTTCTCTTACACTTATAATCCATTTTAAAGTAATACTGTTTGTTTACTGCATCATAATTAATTACTTCCATAACATCAACTGACGACCTTCTAAAACCTCTTGAGTTACCAGTGATTGTTTTTTCTTTAACACTACAAGCACCAATGAAGTCTGGAAAAAAAGGTTGATATCTCTCTTGAAATATTCCCACTTTATTTTTCCAACTTTTTCTGCATACAGAATATCCTAGATAAAATATATTTGTATTCTGTATCATATCAAATTCAGAATCATCTGTAATATCTTTTTCTAGTAGTTGATGATGAGAGTAAGGTATACCTAAACCTTTATAGTAATGTTTGTTACCTTTCCAAACTCTACCACCACAATGAATTAAATCATCGTCAATTTCTAATCTATTTACTTCTGTGCCTTGAGTATCGTATATTGATGTTGTATGCATTACTTTTTATTTTTTGTTAAATTTAGAACTTTCATTTTATACTCTGTTTGATTAATTGTCAATAGTGAATCGTAATTATTTAATTTGTTCCTATGATTAGGCCATATAATATTTTCATTTATTTGTTTATCCCAATCTTTTTGATAGTTTACTAACTTGTTTAATATAATCATTGTTTCTATATTAATTCTTTGTGATAGATAATTTCTAAACAATATTGGGTGTTGTCCGTTT